TATCTATATATTCATATTAAATGTCTGTTACTTATAACGGCGTTACTTACGAGATAAATATTCCTGAAGGAACGGCAACTGTAATAGATAGTAGAGGTGGGAATTTTCCGCCAAATCTAGTTATTCCAGATACAGTTTATTATCCTTTAAATAGTACTACATCATACAACGTCGTTGGTCTTGGTACAACTTCTTTTGGTTCGGTAGGTTCTAGATTAACTAGTATAACTTTGCCAAATAGTGGGTACTTTACTAAAATTGGATTTAATTCTTTGTTTGCAACTAACATAACGAGTATAACAATACCAAATAGTGTAACTACAATAGATTTTGCTGCTTTCCAGCAGTGCGTACGGTTAACAACTGTAAACATAGACCCTCTCAATTCTTCACTAGAAATTATAAAAAATTCTGCTTTTTTTAACTGCACTAGTTTAAATAGTATAAAAATACCAACTAAAGTCACTAGTATTGAAGGTTCTGCTTTCGAAAATTGTACTAGTTTATCAAAAGTATATTTTTATCCAACTATAATACCTATAATAGGAAATACTGATGCCGAACAATTTGAGAAGATAGCACCAGGTGCTACAGCATATGTTTTGTATGGAGTAGATATATCTCGACTAGTAAGCGGGGGGGGGTTTACATACTATACAGTTTTTGATCCAATCCCTTGCTTCAAAGAAGACACGCTAATTCTTACAGATAAAGGATATAGGCGCATTCAAGAATTGAGAAAAGGCGATTTAGTAAAGACTTTGTTAAATGGTTTTTTGAAAATCGATATGATTGGAAAAAGAAATATCGACCATAAAGCATGTTTTGAAGATCGTATTACGGACCAACTATATAAATGCTCTCACGAAAACTTTAAAGAAGTATTTGAGCCTCTTATTCTTACAGGATGTCATTCTATTTTAGTGGACGAATTTGTGAGTGAAGAACAAAAACAAAAAGCCATTACATTAAATAAAAACAGACTCTGTGTAACTGACCATAAATACAGATTGCCGGCGTGTTTAGATGAAAGAACCACTGTGTATGAAATACCAGGAACTTACACAATTTATCATTTGGCCCTAGAGAACCCGGATTATTATATGAATTATGGTATTTATGCAAATGGTTTATTGGTAGAAACTTGTTCAAGGCGCTATTTAAAAGAGCTTTCTGGAATGGAATTGATTGAATGATTATATGTCCATATGTATTTATACCAGTGAAGATTTATACCAGTGAAGATTTATACCAGTGAAGATTTAAAACCGCACCCGTAGCCTATGGCTATGGGTGCACGTTTCAAATCGTTTCTGGTATCTGACCCCGAATAATTAAAATGTGCCATTTTAATTATTCGTTGGTTTAGGTTATTTACAATAAAAATCCAAATAGGGGTGTTGCGTTTTTAGTAAAATACATTTTTTATAAAAATTATTTTACGAAAAATATTTAAACAATATTTGTATATTATAATACTACATTAAATGTCCGTTGAAATTAACGGTGTTTTGTATAATCTAAATTCTAGTACAGGAAAAGCCACTGTAGCTGATAATAGGAATAGACTATATCCAGAAAACTTAACTATTCCAAACACTGTTACAGATTCAGGTTTTACGTATACTGTCGCTGGTATTGTATCGGAAGCTTTTTCCGAGGAAAGCAGATTAAAATCTGTAGTTTTACCTACTAATACCGTATTTGACAGAGTTAATGATTATGTTTTTAAAAAAACTGATATATCGGAAATAACAATACCAAATAACATAACATATATAGGACCTTACTCTTTCCAGGATTGCAAACAGTTAACAACTGTAAACATAGACCCCGCTAATAGTTTGATAAATACATTTGGGGCATCCTGTTTTGCAGGCTGTGATTCTTTAACAAGTATTGTTATACCAAGAAATACCAGTAATATTGCTCAATTTGCATTTGTATCATGTCTAAATTTGGCACAAGTATATTTTTACACACCAATAATTCCTATTCCATACACTTACTCTCAGTTTGGTGGCATAGCAAAACCTGCTACGGCTTATTATATAAATGGAACAGATATAACTAATTTACAAACAAATACAGAGGACCCATCAATATCAAATAATTGGTTTACTAACTATGTAATATTAAATCCCCCTTGTTTCAAAGAAGACACTCTGATTCTTACCAACAAAGGATACCGACGTATTCAAGAATTGAGAAAAGGCGATTTAGTAAAGACTTTGTTAAACGGGTTTTTGAAAATCGATATGATTGGAAAAAAAAGTATCTATCATAAAGCATGCATCAAAGACCGTATCAAAGACCAATTATATAAATGTTCTCATGAAAACTTTAAAGAAGTTTTTGAACCTCTTGTTCTTACTGGATGCCATTGTATTTTAGTGGACGATTATGTTAGCGAAGAACAAAGAAAAAAGACCATTGAAGTAAATAAAGACACATATGTAACAGACCGTAAATACAGATTGCCTGCATGTGTAGATGAAAGAACTACCGTTTATGAAATACCAGGAACTTACACAATTTATCATTTGGCCCTGGAAAATTCCGATTATTATATGAATTATGGTATTTATGCAAATGGTCTATTGGTAGAAACAAGTTCAAAACGTTATTTGAAAGAGATTTCTGGAATGGAATTGATTGAATGATTATATGTCCATAAAAAAATATTTTTTCAGAATCATTTACCGCCATAATACTTACTCACTTTGTAATAGAAATATTCAATCAAGTTCTCTATAGGTACATCATAATTATGCAAACAATCCTCCATAATAGTAAGAAACTCAGTCGACACCATGGCCGAACAATTCCTTATAATATAATAAAAATACGATTGTATAATTTGACGTTTATCCATATTATATTTGATGCTTATTTGGTGAATATACGTATTTATATCAGCAATACTTAGCTGGGTCTGGTGCAACATTGTATTGAGTTTAGACCAAATCCCGGAATGAATAATCGAGTCCGTCCATTCTGTCAAGTTCTGGTTCAATTGCAAAAAATTAATCATACTCCGTATATCCGATTGATACATATTTTGTATAGCATCCACTGTATGGGGACCAAGTTCCAAGTTCTCCGATTTAGCAATATTATTTATAAAATAATTTATTTCTTTTTTAGGCAATTGATTGAACCGAATACAAATAAATTCATGTTGTAGGGTTTCGTCGATTTTACTTATATAGTTGCATATAAGGCAAAATCGTACATTATTCGTACAAGTTTGTAATAAAGTTTTCAATGCTTGTTGCGCCGTTTTTGTCATATAATCGACTTCGTCTAAAATGACAAACTTGAACCCGATTTCAAACAAGTTTTTGGATTTAACGAATTGGTTTATTTGGTTCCGTATAATATCAATTCCGCGTTCATCGGATGCATTTAGGTGAATAACGGTTCCTTTGCTTTTGCCATAGTATTTTTGCTGGTATTCATTTATCAGATTGATAATGGTGGTGGTTTTACCGGTTCCCGGGGGGCCATAGAACATTAAATTGGGAAAATATCCGTGTTCTAAAATATTGCAGAATAATTGGCGATTCATTGGATCGAGAACAATGTCGTCGAAATGAGTGGGTCGGTATTTTTCAACCCACGGTATAGTAGTTTTTGCAAATACCGATGTATTCATATTTTTATGGATGTGAGTATATACGAATATAGATATATCATTATTATTTTGTTAGATAGTTTAGGCGAAAATATATTTTCCGGGGTTCCATTCTGGAATATTTTTCCATATAAATACGAAATGTATATAGATTTAGCAGTATTGTGTAATACTGAAACCATATAAATATTTGTTTTTATGTATTGTATACGCAATACACAACAAATATGAATACAGGTTTATCTCAATCAAATCAACGCGGATATTTAGAACTTATTTTAGGTCCAATGTTTTCCGGAAAAACAACGCGATTAGTGCAACATTATAAGAAGTTCTCCTATATCGGTAGAACAGTCGCCGTTGTTAACTACGTGAATGATACGAGATATAACGATTCGCTTTTATCTACCCACGACAAAATAATGATACCGTGCATATTTGCAAAAACATTGGCGTCGGTTAAGGAAACCATTGATACCGCAGATGTGGTACTGATAAACGAAGGTCAATTTTTCGAAGATATCTATGAAAGCGTTTTAGAAATGGTGGAAGTCGACCATAAAATAGTGTATATATGTGGATTGGATGGAGATTTTAAACGAAACCGGTTCGGCAGATTATTAGATTTAGTTCCCTATTGCAATGAAATAGTGAAACTGAGTTCTCTATGTGCCTATTGCAAAAATGGAACCCCGGGGATTTTTTCGCATCGTATAACTAGTGAGACTTCACAAGTGGTTATAGGAACTGATAATTATGTTCCACTATGTAGGAATTGTTATAATGTACACAATATATAGATAGGTTTAGGCATATTTTTCCGTTATATAGTTTTTTTAAACTATATAAAGTTTTTTAATAGTTTTACTCTATAAATCTATAAAATGGATAATATAGAAAAAAAGAAGCGAGGACGTAAGAAGAAGTCTGATATATATACACCATTAGACATAACTGAACCGGATACAACCACTATAACAGAGAACATACAAATAGAAATAGAATTAGAAATAGAACAGACACAAGATGTCAACAATGTAGAACTAGATGATATAACCGCAGTTTGTACAAAGAAAAGAGGGAGAAAACCAAAAGGCGGAAAATTAGTCGTAAAACAACCCGAGACAACCATAAAACCGCAATCTGTAGCAAATGTTATATTACATTTAAAATGCTCATTAAATGACTTGCATGAATATAATGATAAATTGAATAAACTAGTAACTGATCCAATGTCATATAATCCAAGTATTCCTCCAGCTATTATGACGTATAATGAAGATAATACTAATTTTTCTAAATATGATGAGATTTCAGACGATGAAAATAAAATAAAGGGGTCATATGCATACGAACCGAATGTAGTATCCAATTCGATTTGCAGTATGTGTATGGCAAAACAACAAGAACCACAGAAAGAAGAACATACGGAAGATGATGCCGGTATTAATATGAAGGATATAACTTTAAAATTGAAAAAATTAAAAATCAATTTATACAAGAATAATTTGGGTGATAAAAAGTCGGCGTGTTTTTGGTGCACATATGAGTTTGATAATCATCCATGTTATATACCTAAATATGAGATGGACGGTACAATATTTGGATACGGTTCATTTTGCCGACCTGAATGTGCAGTTGCTTTCCTTATGAAGGAAAACATCGATGACTCTACAAAGTTTGAGAGATATCATTTGCTAAATCAGATCTATAGCAAAGTGTATAACTATAAAAAGAATATTAAACCCGCCCCGAATCCATTCTATTTATTGGAAAAGTATTACGGAAATATGACTATACAAGAATATCGCAAAATGTTAAAAACGGAACATATGTTATTAGTTATTGATAAACCATTAACCAGAATATTACCGGAATTACATGAAGATAATGAAGACATTGTCCTAAATATTTATGGCGGTAGTAAAAGCACGTCTACTGTAAATAATGGTGTATATAAAGTGAAACGACAAAGTGAGAAACCACAGGGACCAAGTAAAACAACTATTATGAGGGACAAATTTGGATTATCTTCTGCTAAAGAATAATTATATAC